GTGCCATCTTTTTTAGAATTCCAGAATGATTTTAACGTCTTCTTTTTGCCTAAGATTTCTTTCAACCTCGGGTCTGTTATCAATGTAGATAATGTCCCCCGTCTTTTTATTTATCTCTGGATTTGCAAGTCCACCAGTAAAATTGACGCCCAAACTAACACCGTTTTCAGAGCTTCCAGTAAATCCAGATGCTACTGTTGTAGAAGTTGCAGATGTAAATGAGATGCCATCAGTATTATTAAACTCAACAACTTTAGAATCTACACCAATTGTTATTCTATCTTCCTGATTAATACCATCTGTTAAGAACAAAGATCTATCTTGAAAATATTTTAATACTTTAGTACTACTATCATATGATGCAACCCACCCTTTTGCAGTATATGTTGTTCCTCCAACGCTAGTTTGAGTTTGAGTAACTTTTTCTCCTACTGTTGGTGTTCCTGTATATGAATTATCAAGTTTTAATGCATATGAAGACGAATAAGTAGAACCTGTAAATGTAGTTACACCAGAAGAATATTCTTTTGGATTTTTAACAATTCCAACTTGAGCAAATTTTGTATCTACTGGAAAATCTTTAGTAGAATCGTCAAATCTTGCATAGATTAAAACTCTATCAGCACCTAGTTCAGTATAAATGTCATATCCATGTCCCTTAGATGGTGGGATAATTGGAATAAGGTTTGCTGGACTTGATATAGTTCCAGTTCTTTCTAGATCAACAATACCAAATGTATATTCTTTTCCACCAGTTGTAACCTCTGTGGAGATAATAGCACCGCTATCATCTACCTCTATAGCAACTTTTCCACCAGTCCCATCACCTAAAATATCATATGTGGACGCTGTGTATCCTAATCCAGCATTTTTGATATAAACTTTTTTAATCTGATTATTATTTGTGTCAGAGTCTCCTGCATCTCTAACCGTTTGAGAATCAGAAGATGTTGCCCAATTATTTGGCAAAACAATATATTCCGTAGAATCAAATTTTATTACATCACTTGGAGAAATGGAGAATAAGTATTTCCATCTATATCCATCTCCAGCATTTGGTAAAACTTGTGTATCTGTTTCTGTAGGTTCAAATTTTGATCTACCACCCTTCAGATTGGTTCCGGAAGAACCATTATCAATACAAATATAAACTCTATAATCACTGTTAATTACATAATAGTTTGAATCATATAATCTACTGGTTCCAGAGTTTGGAGTTGTATTAGAGGAACTATAATCATGCCTATACATGTCATAGGCAGTGTTTGATGTCCACTGAACCTTTCTTATTACTCTTCTAATATTTTCACTAGTAACTCTTTTTCCAAATATTCCAGTATCCCTATAGTGAGTTAAATATTGGAAATTGTCTGTTGGACTTGGTGGTCCACTAGTAGCGGAGCTCCAATCAGAAGTTCTACCAAATCCAACAGCGGATGAATTTGGTAGACCTAAGAAAACGTAGTATGAATTATTATCATCTAATACAGAATCTATAAAGTTACTCGCATTCAGTATTCTAAATTGATCTGTTACGACAGCAGCCATATTAACATAGTTTTTTAGATATTTATAACAGTTTGGGGAGAGCGCCAGTAAATCTTATTCCAACGTTTCTTCTTTGAATAATTGGATATGTTGAAAGACCTGATACGATGTTTCCAGTCACTCCAATAGAAATTGGATTAGAAGACCTTACTAATCCTGATGTATTTGATAATCTACCCCAAGAATATCTACCAACTGGATAATTTGTAGTTCCTGTAGTGTTTATTCCAACAAGGTTTGATGTGGAATGGACGCGACAAGTTATAATACCAGTGGCATTATTCAGTGCCTCAACATAATAAACATTATTAATGTGTGTTGTTCCAATACCAATAACTTCGCTATCAGAAGAATTGATAGATGTAATTCCAGAACCAACTAATGTATCGAAAATGTAAATTGGATATCCAACCTGCAATTGAGAAGTTGTTAAATCATCCAATGTAAATTCTATGGCAAGGTTTGGTGAAGATGTAGATGCAATTCCTACAACAGATCCAATATCACCTTGAATAGTTGTGAAGTTCTTTACAAGTTCAATCGAGTCATTTCCAGTTAGTGTAGATATTGCGACGGTTGATGCGCTACCAACTATCAACGCATCAAAAGAACTTAAATCAGGATCTTCATACTTAAATAATTCAACACTATCAACGAATATTTGAGTATCAGTTGTAGATACGTCATCAATAATATTTGCAGTTGGGAAAATCAGTGGTTCGATAGAATCTCTTGCCTTAGAAACAATCTCACCATTGATATTTTTATCAACTTTTTGTTTTATCCAACTCAATGGTCTATCAGTAATTTCATCAACCCCAGGTCCTGAATACAAGTTCGTTTCAAATTTATCGGAGAATGATAGATCAGTAACAGTTCTCTTTTCTTGTGATAGTAAATCTGGAGCGCCATTGAATTTTGGAACTTGAACAATATCACCTTTCTTTATGGTTTCATTAATGTTTGTGATTACACTAACATCTGCAGAAGTTCCTTTGTAAAAATAGATTGAAACCTTATCTTCTGGTTTTGGTGCGGTAGTGAATATAAAGGATGTTCCGCCACCAAATGTATAATTAACTCCTGGTTCTTGAAGAACACCATTTATAAAAATTAATAAACAATTTTGTAAGTTGATTCTAGAATCTGATTCTTGTTCAAAACTAAGAAGTTCGCCATTGTAGAATAATGGGAATGTCTTTTTAACACCATCTTGAAGATCTGAGATAGAATCAATAAAGTCCAATTCTCCAAATTCCCAAGCGGCAAATTTGTCTGAGTATGTCTCCAAAACTGTCAATTCAAACTCATTAATAGGAGATGCTAATCTGGAATCTGTAACTAATCCAATTGGTTTAAATACATCTCCTCTTTGGAAAGAATAACCATTTCTAGAAATTTCAAAATCATCTACTCCAAAATAAGTTGATCCAATTCCAACATATCCAACACTCAAACTGACTGATAAACCAATACCAGTTGTGGTTGTTGTCCCAACCCCAAGTCTTGAAACTCCAATAACGGAAAGATTTTCATAAGATGGTGATGATACATATACTGATGGATTTGTATATCCAGTTCCTGCTGCAACAATATTAAACGAAAGAGTTCCACCAGCACCTACGGAAGCGGTGATAGATGCCGCCACTCCAGAATGTCCATCTTCATAAACAGTAACACCGATAGAAGTTAAACCATTGTAACCAGATCCAAATGATCCTCCAGGTAAACCAGTTGTTATACCAGTAATAGATCCAGCAGCAACTGTAGCAGTCACAGATGCTCCTACAAGTGGAGCAAAACCAAGTCCTGGTGTAGATCCAAGCGAAACAATAATTCCACCTCTTGGAGTTTCATTTTGATTTATATCACTATCCGAAGTAATATATTCTAATGGATCACTGTTAGGAACCGTAATGCCAGAGAAGATTATGGTGCTTATTCCAACACCTTCTACTATTTCAAAATTACCTCTTGGATTATTTGGAGTTGTTGGTTGTTGGAAAATTCCATTAATTAAAACAATTCCACTACCACCGATAGTTCCAATACCAGTAGTATTTGCACCACCAACTGTTAAAGTGAACGTTCTACCAATACCATTAAACTCATTTGATAAATCATCATATATTTTGTTTGTGGTATAATCAGATCTTAGGAAAACTCTTCCATTGAATGAAGAAGTTTCGTAATCCAAATTAAACTTAGTTTTATCTATTTGAGGATTTCCTCTTGGAGCATCTGCAAAATGTATTTCGTTTTCTACAATATTAAAAGCACCTCTATAGATATCAACCTGTGTTGATGATGTGTGAGAAGTTGCAGAAGTTCCAACAAATCCTCTATCAGTTTGAACTAAGTTAAATGAACCATTATTTGTAATTGGTCCAGTGCTTGACGTTCCCAAACCAACATTAGTGACTCCAAGATACTCATCATCTATTTTTAATATATCTGATGGAATGATGGAAGATATTCCACTCAAATTAAATATTGTGCTTGCGGTTCCAATAGATCCAGACAATGTATGAGAAACATTGGTAAAAACTAATGGATGTTGAATGAGATTATCAATTACAATTATTGACTTCTCATTCTTTTTAACCATTTCAAATTGGTGAGCATTTCCTCCTCCAAGATCTGTGAATGTTACTGCAGTTCCACTTCTTGTTGTTGATATTTGGAATTGATCATAATTGCGATCAGTTACAACAGCAAAAACAGTAGATGGTAAAGTATCAGTTACTCCACTATTTACATTACTGTATGTTAGTGCAGTAGTAGCAATACCAACAATAGTTGATTTTGGTGTATAAATTAGTTCTTCACCATCTTTAAAGAAATGATTTGTGACATTAAACGTTCCTGTAGTTGCAATTAATGCACTGGTGTCTTGTGGATCAACTACCTTAACAAAGATAGGTGTCCCCTCAGAAGTCAATGTAAAATTAGTTCTATTGATTCTATCTCCATTAATTGAGTTGTAGAATTTCAAGTCTACAGATTCTTGAATATTTCCATACTCTAGTGTTGGTGGTGTAT